CCCTGCCATCCAGGTACAGCGGGACCGTGATCGTCTGATCCGGCAGCCGCCCGGTGGCGGTCATGTTGTAAGACAGGTTCCGTTCCAGCTGCTCCCGATCTCCCATGATGCCGATCCCGGCACCGTCGATGTTCATGGCCTCCTGCGCGGTTTCCGGCACGGCGCCGTATACTCTGCGGACCGTCTGCGTCAGGTCGCCCTCTTCGTCTTCCAGGCCCTTCTCGCCGCCTGCCACGACCTGCCGGAAAATATAGCGGAAAACCTTAGACGGGGACGCGATGCCGAAAATGGACATAACCGTGCCGACCAGGTCGTTCATGCAGCTGGACACGTTGGCCACCAGGCCGTCCCAGAACGTCACGAACCCGGCCCATATTCCGTCGACGATGTTTTTCCCGATGGATCCCCAGTCCGTCGTCTTAAACGTCGTTATGATCGCATTGATGACCTGCGGCAGCTGACCGATCAACGTGGGGATCATCTGCAGGATCCCAGACGCCAGGCTGATCAGCAGACGACCGCCGGCCGCCAGGATCTGCGGCAGGTTTTGTATGATGCCCTGGAAAAGCGCCGAAACGACCCGGACCGCCGTGGTCAGGATCGTCGGGATCGCGCCGCTGATGCCGTCGATCAGCCCCAGCAGCAGTGTGATCCCGGTGGTCATCATGTTCGGCAGATTGGCTATAAATGTATCAATCAGCGTGGACAGAATGTCCTGCGCCGCCGTCAGCGCTCCCTGGATGCCTCCGGTGTCTGCCGCCTCCAACAGCGTGGCCACCCAGTCCATGACCATGGGCAGCGCTTCCCCGGACATCATGGAAAACAGGTCCTCGGTCAGTGCTCCGGCCAGCTGCGTGGCGTTGTCCTTCAGTGTGGAAATACGGCCGTTAAAAGTCTGCGACTGTTTCTCCAACGCGTTCTCATATACGCCGCCGGATTCCGCCGCCATTTCGAACGCCCTGGTCAGGTCTTCATAGCTGACCTCCATGTTCGCGGCTTCTTCCGTGGTGACGCCCATGGCGTCGGCTAACAGGCCATAAATATTGATGCCCGCGTTCGCGAACTGGCGGATGTCCATGGCCGTCGCTTTGCCCGTATTCCTGATGCCCTGCATGTTTGCAGACATCCGGGACAGCTCCGCCGATCCTCCGCCGGTTGCCGCGATTGCGTTGGCCAGGTTCAGGACGTCCTTCCTGGCGTCGTCAGCGTCCACGCCGGCAGCGACCAGCGCCTGGTTCGCCTGCGTCAGGCTGTCCACGTCGAACGGCGTGGATGCCGCGTCCTCCCGGATCTGCGCCATGACGCGCTGCGCTTCCTCACCGGATCCCAGCAGCGTGGAAAAGGCGGTTTCGTAGGTTTCCATTTTGGAATTAAACTCCACGCCCGCCTGCGCCACCTGCTCGACGCCGCTGACCGCAGAGCTGGCCATGTTGACAAACGCCTCGCCCACTCGACGCGCGGCGCCGGTCATCACCTGTTCCAGCGCTGTGCCGCCTTTGGACGCTCCCTTTTCTACTGCGCTGCCAGCTCTTTCCCCTGCTGCTTGCGCGTCGCTCTCGACGCCGCTGTCGTCTATGTCGACCTTATAAATTATCTTGCCATCTTCTGCCATGCGCGTGTTACCCCCGTAAAATGGTGGATTGTTTCAGACTGGCCGCGAAGGATTCCCTTCTCTCTTCGTCCGACATCTGCAGCGCCACACGCGCTTTGGCCTCCTGCAGTGCGCGGATCTCTTCCCGGTTGTATTTTGTCGGGTTCGGAATTTTCCGCCGGCGTATGTCGATGGTTCGCATCAGCGCCGTGTCGGACGGCAGATCCGCCAGCAGCTCGAAAAATTCCAGGAAATGGATCCGCTGCCGCGTTAAGTCGATGCCGATCCGCCGGAAGGCAGACCGGATCAGCGGCGCGTCCTGGTGCAGGTCCATGTATTTCTGCCGGTCGGTGCTTACCTTTCTCGGCAGCATGTTAAATACTGCCCGGACGATCTGCTCCTGCGTCTCCGGATCCTTCGGCACCTTCTCGCGCCGGGAAAGCAGCAGACGACACTGCAGATCCAGGCGGTCGGCCATGGTCATTTCCTTCATATCCTGCACGTCCACCGCCATCAGGAACCGGTCGTATCCCGTGTCCAGCCGGTACGACTTCCCGCCGACGATCACCCGGTCCGGATATGGATCATATATGTTCCCCATCTTTGCGACGTCGCAAAAATCAGAACCGGCCGAACAGCGTGGTGCCGCGCCTGGACGCGTTCGCGGCCTTCGCCAGCTGCTCCGCCCTCTGCCTGCTCGCCTCTTTCACCTGCGGCATGATTTCTTCATTGATAAACGGAAACAGGTCAACCAGCATTTCCGTATAGTTTTCGTCGTAAAATTCCAGGATCTTCATAGCCTGGTCATCCCCGAAAATGATTTTGAAAATTTCCAGGACCGCCTGCCCGAACGCTTCCATCGTTCTCGTATCTCTAGGATTCTTTCTCAGGTCGTTCTGCAGCATACCGATTTTTTCATAGCTTTTATTAACGCGCGCCGCGATCTGGTCAATGTCCAGGTCCACGACGACGGTCAGCTCCTGCGTGCCTTCTTCATTCAGCAGCTGCAGCGTTTCATGGATTCGTCTTTTCTTTCTCTGTACTGTAAACATATTTTTCCCCTTCTTTCAAAAAAAGACCGGCGCCACCATGACGCCGGTCTGCCTCTGTTTTGCTTTGCTATGATGCCGCCACGACGGTCGCCGTGCCGGATCCGGTCACGGTATAGGTGGACACGTTGACCATCGCCACCGTCACCTGCTGGCCGGCTGCGATCTGATAGGTCGCCCCGTTCACAAAATCGTTCCAGTCCGTCAGGACGCTGCCAGCTGCCGCTTCCGGCGCCGTGTCGCCGTAGGCATAGACAAATTTGCACCCGGCGTCCGGGAACGTGGGGACGACGGTCAGGACCGTCTGGCCTGCCTCGCTGCCGGCCACGCTGGTCACGGTCAGCGTGGCGGATGCCGCCACCGTTTCGACGACTGGCCGTCCGTTGTAACTGAAATCAACGGAAACGGCAGCGCCGTCCGTGGTAGCGCCTCCGAACGATGAAATATTTTTCATCGTGACGCGGTTCGTGTATCTTGTGACGGTTCCGTCCGCGTTGGCGACAGACAGGCGGACGTTCGTCTTCCTGGCTTCCATCAGATTAAGGCGCTGGCTGAAAATGAAATCCTGCGCAGCGTCTCCGATCTTCCGGACGCCAGTCAGGGACAGGACCGGATGGAGGCCGGTTACTTCATCCGACCCGAACCCCTTACCGCACAGAAAATAATACTCCTGCACCTGCTCGTTCAGGTTTTCGGTCAGGTTATTGAAACCGTCGCAGACCGGCTTCCAGGTCCGCGCGGACGCGAATGGCGTGATGTCGATTTCCAGCTCCACGCCGTACTGCGTTAAAAGATAGGACATATCAGATTCCTCCTACATTGATTTTAACCAGCAGCGAGGACCCGTACAGCCACTGGCTGTTCTGCTCCCGACCGATCAGGCGCGGGGACGCTACCGTCTCAATGGCATAGATCTGCCAGCCGTCACCCATCGGGAAGTCCTTCCGGCGTGTCAGGCTTTTGTGGATCGCGTCCAGCTGACGGATCACCGCGGGCTGGCTTGTGCTTTTTCCGTTGCAGACGACGGTCATCCGCTCGTTGCTCCCGATGTCCCGGAAGATCGTCGCAGATCCCGCCTGCCCTGTCATGGCGATCCCGTCATCTGGCGGCATGGACCCTGTGACGATGGCCACGCCTGCCGCGTCCTCCGCCATGCTGATGACCGCCTGCAAAATATCATCGTATATTAGGATCACCCCCCTGCGCCTTTGATGAACTCCCGCTGCGCGACGGTCAGCCAGTCCGCGTCACGCTGCGCCCTGGCTGCTTCCACCCACAGCGTTGTCGCCTGCGCGTTTATGCTGCGGTCATGGTTTACGATCACATGGGACCCGTCCGGCCAGCAGCCATAATACTGATACGCCGCGTATACGGTGTCCCAGGACACCGCGAAGGCGTCCTCATATTCCTGCACGCGCCCGCTGTCCTCCAACGTCCCCTGGTCGTGCGGCGTAAACGGCCGGCAGTCATCCAGGATCTGCTGACACAAAACGGGACCCGCGGCAGCCTTCCCCGCGGACATCCTGGCAGACAGATGTGCGCGGTCCAGCCTGACGGTGACGCCCATCAGACCAGGCCCAGCTCATAATGGTGCAGGTTGTCCTCGTCGTCAGGCAGTGCGTCCACGACAAGGACGGTATAAGGCCCCGACGTTCTGCCGCGTCGGTTCCGGATCTGGCAGGTCATCACCCCGCCGGCCTTCTGTGCCTTCTCCTGCAGTGCTTCCAGATCCAGGTGCGGCATGGAATACCGCGCGTCCACAAAAAGGACCCCGCGCAGGACGACCTCCGTATTTTCCCGCGTTTTGTGCGTGCTGTTGTCAGCCTGCACATGGACGCCGGTCACGGTGTACGTCTCCACGCTGGTCGGCTTCTGGTAGCGGTCAAAACCAGTCGGGACCGTGAAGATGGCCGTATCCCGCAGGATGCGGCGCGGAATTGGTGAAAGCATTACGGAAACACCCCCCAAACGGCTGGAAAGTCCACGGCAGGAACCGACGGATCCAGCAGGCCGGTCTGTTCCAGCGCCGCGATGGCAGCCGGGCAGACCATGGATGCGGATCCGGTGGCGCTTGCCCTGGATCCGCTGTTGACCCTTACTTTCCCAACGGACCAGTCCGCTGCGGTTTCTCCCGCGACGGCCACGTCCAGGCCGTTCAGGCCATAATATTCGATCTGTGCGCAGATCGCGTCTTTGATCGCTGTCTGCAGCACTGCAGGCAGGCCCGCGGCGTTTGCCGCCCTGCCGTGCGTGATCTGGTCGATCAGGCGCTCCGCCTTCTTCTCCATCCGGGGAAATTCGGCCCCGTCTACCGTCTCGCCCATATATGTGGCGTTATAATATTCATAATCAACGAGGCCCATTTCTCCCTCCTTACGACGCTGCCACGACGGTCGCAGAACCGCCGGCCACGACATGACCGGTGGCCTTGTTGACCAGTGCGATGGTCGCGACCTGGCCGGTGGCGATGGTGGCAGTGACAGGCAGGATCGGCGCCTTCGTCCAGGATCCGGACGGCAGCGCGGCACCGTAGGTCAGCGTCACCGCGGACGCGCCGCTGGTGTAGTACGCTTCCAGGTTCGCGCCGACCATGCCTGCAGATCCGATGCCAGCACCGGAAGCGGCCAGGATGGTCTGACCGGTTGCAGGACCGGCCACGCTGGTCACGGTCAGCACTCCCAGCGCAGGCGCGCTCTGGAACGCGAACAGACCGGCGCCTCTCTGTACCAGTGCGAAAACGTCATAATAATAACGCTCATAGTACAGATATTTGCCTTTGCTCTGCGCGGTCGGATCGGACATCATGGAGACGTCGTACACGATAGGCGCCGCGATGGCCATGGTGTCGTAGAACAGCATGGCG